CTTAGATAATAGGTAGTTTTAAGCCCCTTTTTCCAAGCATAAACATACATGTCATTCAAGTACTTAAGGCTTTCATGTTTGTTATATAAATTAAGAGATTGTCCCATGTCAATCCATTTTTGTCTAGCCGAAGCCGCATCTATCAAGGTATGGAAGTCAATATCAAATGCGTTTTTAAACTCTTCTTTTATTGACTCGTCTAGATCAACCAAAGAATTTACATCTCCATCTACACTCTTTAGAGCGTCTACCAAGGCCTGAGACCAGATGCCTTTTTTCTTTGCTATTGAAACGAAGTGCTCATTTATCATAGTAAATTCTCCACTAAGTGTGGAGTACACGAAGAGGACTGAGTAGTCGGGTTCTATTGACTGAGAACAACCTTGTATGTACGATATTGTAGCGGTAGGAGCGATAGCCATAACGTTAGAATTTCTCATACCATACTTAGATACTGTTTCTCTTACGAAATCCCATTCTTCAAAAGTCTCAAAAGAGCCTTTGTCTTCACCAACAGCTCTAGGATTTCTTTGTGAAAGCATTTCACAGTATGTGTCAATTGGGAAATTTCCTTTATCCCATTCCGATCCTCCAAATGTTGGGTATGTTCCTTTTTCTTTAGCCAATAGGGCAGAAGCTTTTATGGCATGTAAAGATATGAATTCTTGAACTTTGTCACATAGGTCCACAGCTTCTTGTGAGTCGTATATAATGCCAAGTTTATGAAGCATATCATGAGTCCCCATGATGCCTAAGCCAACAGGCCTATTTTTAATATTAGAATTCCTAGCCTCTTTGGTTGGATAGAAATTCAGATCAATAACATTGTCTAGTCCTCTGACTGCAACTTCAACAGTTTTTTGTAGCTTCTTCCAATCTATTGTTCTAACCTTTATATGATTGGATAGATTTACACTAGCTAAATTACATACTGCAGTCTCGCCTGTCTGGACAACATCTCCCTCATCATAAACAGTCGGTTTGGTGTGTAGTAAGATTTCAGTGCATAGGTTTGATGAATGCACAACACCCGCGTGCTTATTAGAGTATCTTAAATTAGAAGGGTCTTTGAATGTGACCCAAGGATGTCCCGTTTCAAACAAAGACTTTAGGCATTTCTTCCAAAGATCTTTAGCTGGAATTTTTGCAAAACTTTTAATTTCTCCGTCATCAGCCATCTTCTTATAGTGCTTATATAGTCTAGAGAACTTCGTTCCATAGGTCTCATGCAAATCAGGGCACTCTGATGGGTCAAATAAGTACCAGTCCATTTCTTTAGATACATGCATCATAAACTCATCGCATATCCAAAGAGCTGTGTTCATATCATGACATCTTCTTCTGTCATCCCCCGTATTCTTCCGTAGATCTAAGAAGTCTTCTATGTCAAGGTGCCATATTTCCAAGTACGCGCATCCTGCACCCTTTCTTTTTCCTCCTTGATTAACACCAACTAAAGTATCATTGAATATCTTTAGCCAAGGAACTAGCCCTGAAGATTTACCATTAGTGCCTTCTATATAAGAACCTGAAGACCTGACTGGAGTCCAATCAACACCGAGGCCTCCTGCATATTTAGACAGTCGTGCTTGCCCGTGTATTGTTCCAAAGATTCCGTCTATTGAATCATCAACCGTACTCAAATAGCATGATGACAGTTGCGATCTTTTGGTCCCACTATTAAAGAGGGTTGGAGTAGATGGTGAGTATCTAAACTCAGACATCATATTGTATATTTCTACTACCCTTTCCTCCTTATTCTTCTCATTGAGGCAGAGCCCCATTGCTACTCTCATATAGAAACTCTGAGGACTCTCCATCCTTCTTTGGTCAATGTGGATGAAGTATCTATCGTATAAAGTCTGTATTCCTAGGTACTTGAATAGGAGGTCTCTTTCTGGAGATATTTTCTCTGACAAAAAGTCTAAATCATAAGACAGAAGGTCTTTACTTAGCCTTCCAGCTTTAACAAGCCGTTTGATATTTTTACTAAATGACTTTCTATATTGCGAATCAAACGTTTCACTATCTACTCCCTCTCCAAATACTTCTTTGTAGAGATTGTTTAGTAGTAATCTTGCGGCCACATATGCGTAGTTTGGCTCCTTCTCAATCTTAGAGCGGGCAGACATAATTAGAGCCTTATCTATTTCTTTAGTGCTAATCTTATCATAGAGTTGCAAGCTAGCGTCCAATACTATCTCACTAGCTGAAACGCTGCTAAGATCTTTTGTTCCCCTTTCTACACACTCATTAATTTTATCTAGATTAAGTTCTTCTAGTCTTCCATTCCTCTTCTTAACTTTTTTATTATTGTCGCTCATCTTGACCTAATCAATTCTCAACACGTTTCTTGTTTTGTAACTATTTCAATTGTACTCTTAGAAGCGCTACATCTGCTATATATAACACAAAAAAGCCCACCTTTTCACAAGGTGAGCTTGCTATTTTTAAAAAAGCGACACTTCAAGTATTTTTCTGCATGTTCACTGCCTTAAAGGGAACGTCATGTTTATATCGTGTGAACCTAGTCAGAAAAAAATATTAATGCCAGAGTTGTGCCGCTTTAGCGAAATGCTTTATATTCGCTCTTTTATATCTGGCGGTTATGCATATATACACCACTCAAAAGTAGCCCATTAATCTTTATCAATTTTTTTCCGAACACACCCACAGTAATCTTTTACCGCAGCATTATACTTTGGGTACCTAATTTTTACATATCCTCTACCGTAGCAAAATTTGCATTTCTTATCTGCCTTTTCTTTTGCTAGGTACTCATCAAATCCTAAAAACATTTTTATTTTCCTTAAAATCTAAACTGAAAAAAGAAGCCATGAAAAGGCGCTGGATAAACAGGTATCGGCTGAGGCTGAATAATTACAGGTGGGTAGTACGACGGGACTCTGTAATACCTAAAGTGTGGATTCACAGGCCTGTAGTAATTGTAAAAACCAAAAGTATGTTTAGGCTGAACCCTTGGCTGTTGGATCTCAGGCTTAGGTTGAGGCTTCTGCCAGTCTTGCTTCCCAAAGCCTTGAGGTCGTTGAATCGGTACTCCAAACCCTTTTGGGAGCGGCTTTTGTGGTCTTTGTTGAGTAGGTCTAGTGAATTCTCTTGGCTGACTGCGGACAACTTGAGATTTTTGAGGGGCTTGAATTACTTTTCTTTGCGGAGGTTCTGCAAATAAAGCAGGAACACTAAATGCAAAGATTGACATAAATAAGATAAGTTTTTTCATTTGTTTCTCCTTATGAAAGTTGATATATCTAGTGTATTAAACGTTAACCATAAAAAAAAGGGACGGAAAATCCGCCCCTTTAATGTAAATAAATTCCATTTTATTCGGTAGGTCTGAGTGAGTCGCCTACAATCCAACTAACGCCAATTGCTGCAATTGTGTTAGCTGTCTCTTCTGGAATACCAAGCGCATCATTTAGAATAACTACGACGATACTAGCTACGGCAGTCCAAAAACGACGTGATTTTACTAAGCCTTTTAGCTTTTCAACCATATCAAATCTCCTTATTAACAAATATTGACATATAATATTATACTGTTTTATCTAAAGAATCATTTATTTTTTCTAAAGTTTCTACGATTTGTTCGTGTCTTTTATCTTGTCTTGTTTGAACATCTGTAATTATATTTTCATAATGCTCTCGTTGTATGTTGAATTGCTCAGTAAAACTATCTTGCATTTCAGACACCTGTTTTTGATGATTAGGAAAGACCACTTTAGTGGTGTACCATAAATACCAACCTAATAGCCCTGTCGCTGAAATAGTTCCCCACTCAAAGTTGGGTATAGCTTCTCCGGCGGCTACTAAAAAAGGAGGTAAAAATGCTAGTAGTACTTTCATTACTGGCTTCCTCTATGATATTAAAAAAAGAGAGAGGGGCAAATCTCTCTGCCCCTCAATCGGAAAACAATTACCACAAGTAACGTGCTTTGTAGTTGCCAGTAGTTGGCATAGCCAAGACACCCTGATGCTGAGCCCATTGACCCGGAGCATCTGAAGTAGGATTGGCTGCAAAGTCAGTTTTGCTTGCCTTAAGTGTTGGAGAATCATCAGCACCGGCTGCGATATCCCATCCACCAGTATTTGCAACAGTTGGAGTAACTGACCATGTGCCTGTAAGTTCGTTCCAGTATCCTGCACGAACAGCAGTTTTGTATAGTCTGTTTCTTACAACAGCTGACTGGTGTATAGAGTCCCCATTAGAGGAATCACTAGCGCCAAACAGGGCTGCGTTATTAGCAACTCCACCTAAGCTAGTCGTGGCTCTTACAATGACGCCGGAACCATCTTGAAAGTTCCAAGTTCCACCATTGACTGCAATCTTATTGTGTACGCCCGAACTAACAAGCGTGATAGGATTACCTTCTCCTAAAGAATTAGAAGAAAAGAGGCCTGTTTCTGAAATGTTGCCAGCAGCCCTAATGTTACCATGATCATTATCCATGGCTGTAGGAGTGCCGTCAGTAAAGCTACCTGTTGTAGCTGGCGAAGATGTAATGTTAGTAATAAAGCTCATTTTTTTTACCTTGTTAAATGGCTATTACAA